CTTCAAGAAGAGCTTGTAAAGCCTAAAGATCCTGTTGACCCAGAAAGATTCAGTGCAATAGATCTAATGGAACGTGAGGCCTCCTATGGACGTTCTGGGTTCTCTCTACAATTTATGCTAGACACTAGCCTTAGTGACCAGGATAGATACCCTCTTAAGCTTTCAGACCTAATAATATCTTCAGTTAACCCAGATCATGCACCAGAAAAGGTAATCTGGTCTTCCTCTCCCGAATATGTCATCAAAGAATTACCTTGCGTAGGGTTTAACGGTGATCATTTTTACCGACCTGCCCAACAATTCGGTGATTGGATTGAATATACAGGTGCAGTAATGTTTGTTGACCCCTCTGGTAAGGGAAAAGATGCCACAGGTTATGCTGTAGTAAAGATGTTAAACGGTAATCTATACGTCCCTGACGCAGGTGGACTTAACGGTGGTTACTCTGATGCAGTATTAACAACTTTATCCAAAATAGCTAAGACCAATAAGGTAAATACCATCCTTGTTGAATCAAACATGGGTGGAGGTATGTTTGCAGAACTGTTAAAACCCTTCCTTATGCGGTATCACCCCTGCGAAGTACAAGACGTACGCAATACAAAGACTAAAGAATTAAGGATTATAGACATCCTTGAACCTGTAATGAACTCTCACAGGCTAATAATCGACCAAAAGGTAGTAGAAAAAGACTATAGATCTAACCCTAACGAAGCTCCAGAGCGTAAGTTAAAACTACAACTCTTCTATCAGATGTCTCGTATTACAAAACATAGAGGTTCTCTTGTACACGATGACATCTTAGACGCTTTATCAGGTGCAGTTTCTTACTGGACTGAATATATGTCTGCTGATGAAGACCGTAATATAAGATCTCGTAAAGATGAACTGCTAAGAGTACACCTAGATAACTGGGGTTCTTCTATGAACAACACTGTCACCCAATCTGCCCTAGGGATGACTCATCAACAGATAAGTAATTCTAATGTATCTAACGATGGTTTTATAAATAATTCTTATTAGGTACTAGTAGTGAAGAAATGGGGGGATAATAGGGGGGTTCCAGCGTTAAGATCTACCCACAATCATAGAAACGACCAAAGTCACAGAATCCTCCACAGAATTACAGCCCACAGCATTACCTATTAGAATAAATACTATAGGTCAATACAAAAGACCTAACATAAGACCCCTATAGATCACTTCTGGGCAGATCTATAGGGGTTCTTATAGTTAACCTATAGATATCTTATAGTTATCTATAAGTACTACTTAAAATAATTTTGGAACAAAAATTTGAAGGGTTTACGCATATATAGAAACTTTATTTTTCCCCATATATACAAGCTTTTTTCTGTCAAAAAAAACATTTTATTGTGTAACTTATTAGTATAACTAGGTTTTTACTAGACTTATAATCTAGTTAGGTAGTATCTAGGGTTCTTTTGTTACATTTTATTAAGTTTATTTGTATTTATTATTTATCGGTGGGCATCCTATATGTTCTCAATATATCCTATATATAGGACTCTATGAGTTCTAGCCCTAGAACCTTTTTAAATTAAATGATTACTTTTGAACAATGGGAAAAGGAATATGTAGACGTTCCTTTTAAACAATCTTATTTCAAGCTGTTATGGGATATGGGTTGCGCTGCTGAAGCAGTCTTACCATCTCAGGATATAGCACCTACTAAATGTATAAGAGTCTTCAAACATGGTGGTTGGTATGAAATCTTAAATAGTGGAGATCATTATTTTCTACATAACCATTTAGAAGAACCATCTGACTACATAGGCAAAGATACAGATGAAATTAAAAAAAATCTAGAACTTTTATATAACTATGTGATCACCCGGGAGAACTAACAGAAGAACCCTTAAAGCCTCTTAGGAGGTTTTAAAGGTTTCTCTTAAAAAAGAAATCTAATGTCCCAGTTATTTATTAATCAAATGATTAAAACAACAACAACTTTTAAAGAAAATCTAGAGACTCTTTATAATTCACTAGAACAAAAGCAGAGAGAACCCGGGTTAGGTTATTTCTACTGTCTTAAAGAAAATCTAGAGAATAAAGAAGAGATCCAAAGATTTATTCAATTACTACATAATGAAGAATCTCCAAATGATTGGAGATATGACATTATCCACTCTTTATTAAACAGTCTTATAAATAATTATGATGTTAACAATGAAGACGAAGCATTAGAACATATTGATATTATTTCTGATTCTTTGGTTAATGTTTATAACTACGGATTAGCTAAATGGTTATGTGAAGACGTATCTAGAGGCTACTTTGATAGTTCTTCTGAAATAAGCTCTATTTATAAAGTAAACCATTCTGAGAGTATCTATGGAGTAATTATGAAGCGACAGTATGAAGAAATTTATACCATGGCTTCAAAGATAGTTGACTATTGTTCTTAGAAAATCCCTTAAAGCCTCTTCGGAGGTTTTAAAGGGTTCTCTTCCCGGGAACCTTAATGCTCAGTAATTTTTATTATTAAATGATTATCAAATCAAACAGCACTTTCTCATTAGTGCAGACAATAACCGATCAACTTTTATTAGTTGTTAATGGTACTGTCTCTCAACCTGTTTTAAGAAGTTGGCACATATCACAAAGAGATGATGCTATCTATGAATTTAACAGGGTTACTAAATGACTAACGACAAATACGACTACGAAGCAGAGCTTAAAGCTGCTAAACGTGCAGAGATTGAGAGACTATGGTTTGCTCAGGAAGCTACTAATAAGGAGCTACTGGAAGCTTACAAGGCTCTTGATGTTAAAAAAGAGGATCTTTAATTATGAATTATTTTGTATTTGATAGAGGTCTTTATTGTTGTGAGCCTACAACTTTTCAAATCTTTGATAAAGATTATGAGTTAAAACATAACTTTCCTAATGCTGCAATGGTTTATTCAACTATGGATAAAGCATTAGAAGAAATGAAAAGATTAAATTATAAAAAGCCTAATTAATTTTAGGCTTCTTTCTTTTTTTTATTTTTTATTATTCCTGGTCGTTATTATCCGTAGCAAAATTTTTAATGAACCTTTTAAGAATTTTTTTTATTTGAATTTTTAACAGGTTCTTTATGAACCTAGTCCTAGATTATTAATTTTATGAAACTAAAAAACAACCATTGTATCCCTATCGAATATTTAAAGGGATCTTGTATCTTTTTATCTGATGAGGATGAAGGGAGGTATATAAAAGACGTATGTGTAGACCTGGAGAAACATTCTATTATCTTGATTGATGATAATGGTAGAGGTTTGTACTGGGAAAGCTTACGCAATGCGTCTATCCAATTCCAGGGGGGTAGATAGATGACTAGACCTACAATTCGTTGGCAAGTTCACATAGGTAAAGCAACAATGTATGGAGACACTAAAGAAGAAGTTTTAGAAAGAGCAAGTAGTCAAATAAAAAAACAAGAAAAGAAAGGTTTATCATGGGAACTTCATCAAGTATGGACAACACCTAGAACAAGACCTTATCCAAATGTTTTAATTATTGGATCTACTGGTAATGATGGTGTTTCAAGACCACATGATATGTGGATTGAGAAATTTAATTCTATAAATCTTAAACCAGGAACTAGAAGAGGTAAGCTGCATTGGGTTGATTCATCAGGTACGAGATCAGTTTTTTATTATTCAGATAGAGTATGTAATTCTGATTATGACGATGCTATTGATTTACCTATGGATATCTATAGTGAATTAGCTATTTTTCTTAAAAAACATAAAGTTCCTATCCATTTATTTTTACTACAAGAAGATCCAGGTCTTGGAATTATGTTGCCACAAGACAATAAAGAAAATCATTTTAGCTTTAGGCAAGAAAACTGCCTACAGGAGGATAACTAATGAGTGATTATCCGTACAACCTTACAGCCATAGCTACGCATTTAAGGGAGCTATCTTTATCTATTGCTAAGAAATTAGACATAAGTGAGGAAGATGCCTGGGATCTTTGCATTGAAAAACTAGAATCTAAGTTTGT